ACCTGTATATGCATCATATACGGAAACCGCTATACAAAAGGCTTTGTAGAAGGTGTTTAGTACGGATTTTTATACAGAGTGTGACCGCTAGTGTGACTGCTAACACAGTAAAATTTATATAATAAACCGTTACAGGACAAGGGTTTATATCTTCCATTAACTTAGCATAGGCTTCCCGCACTTTTTATTTTTCCTAATTTCAGGTGTCTATGTCGTGACCACTAACGATAATCTAGGTCGCGCCCTTTTATATCACTGACCAACCACTTGTACGTCTATTTCCTTCTATTATTTATTCCTTCTGTCCTCACCCCTCATAATTACCGACTGTACTCTCGATAACCTACGTCAACCCTTATCCCCTTTCCCTAACTCCCAAGTGCCTTACATCCTCCGTTTTATCAGTAAGTTATCTCGTTATCTCCGTTTAAATTTAATTCCTACCTTTCCTACGTTCTTACTGATCCGTTTCCCCCTTTTATTTATAGGCCCATGCCGAAAAGTCACATACAACTGTGACTTATTTTAAATTACTTCGTTCTTTTTATATGAATAAAATCATAACACCAATTATTTGATATAGTTGTTATGCATCAAAATATTAAAGGGCACCAATGATTCTCCTAATGATTCTATTTTTATATGGTTGCCCTTTTTGTCCTTCTATACTTACAAATATCTTTTCAATATACTACATGATATATATTTATTAGTTACATGAACCACAAGTACTGGCACAACTATAATTACTATTCGATTGACACTCCTTACCCCCACCAACACAATCTACACATCTATAGCCTTCAGTATCATAAAAGTATTTCATACTAATACCAAAACGTGCATATAGTTCGCTAAAATTTTTAAATGATAAAACCTGTGCTAAATCTCCATAATAAGATGATGCATATCCACCCTTATTAAATACTAGGGAGTCTTCGAATCTTTGAAGGATAGTTCTATCTATAGGTGCCAAGAAAGGCAGTTTAGATTTATTTCTGTAATAGTCTTCCTTATTCCGAATTAAGTCCCTTGCATTGCTTTGAATTAGATATAGAAACTCTGCTCCTGTCTCAGCTGGCTTAAAGTCTAAATTAAAATTTCTCCCAATATAATTCTCACGATATCTTTCCCCTTGGTTAGGGCTTTTCTCATAATTTGAATAGTATAAAGGGATTTGTTCTTGATAATAATAGGGAGGATTAGCATTTTGATAATAGGCTGGTTGATTATATAAATTTTGATAGTATAGATTTTCCATTAATTTCACTCCTTTTACTCTTTATATAATTACAATATAATCACAAACCCCACTATTGAGCCTATCCATTCAACAAATAGGCCTATACAGTTCAATTAATATATTTATTTAATGTAAGAAAATATTATTTAATTCTACATATCTATAACAATACGTTTGATATCTCTTAAACTGCAAGTATAATAATTTTAACTTACCTAATCTTACTCTCTTTGCTAGCAGAAGGAGGGGGGAACTTCAATTAAATTATCTCATCCAACTTATCCACCATTTACCTGCCGATTTATCTTTCGTTACTATACCGCCCATATTTATCGATTCCCTTTATTATATATTTTGTGTATTCTGCTATCTTTCGTTTTTGTGTTTTCGTCCTTGCCTTTAAGGTCTTTCGGTTTTTATCATGCCGAAGCGAAGTTAGGAAAACGGCTGGCAGGCGGACTTGTCCCCTACGTCGCTACGTTAAAAAATAAACGAAGCGCGTAAGAGAGACAAGCGTCTACGTTTCAGCTACACGGCTCTTGCCATGCCTTGCTTTGTCAGTGTTCCGTATGTATAGACCCTATTCACTTGGCGACTTTCGTCGCACACGCCCTTCGCCTAAGGCTTGTCCACTACACAAAGCCACCCCTGTGCGACAAGCTGAACGTGTTCCCTGGTACCGTAGTACCAATGGCTACCACCCGAGCCGTTATAGGTCGCTCTCACCCTCCCGCAACGCATGAATAGGAATACGTTACGGGTTGCCTACTTTGTAGGGACATGACGAGTGTCCCCTGCACGAACGTAGACGATCCAAGCCGCTAGGCGTCAGAAACGCGAAGCGGTAATCAGTTTTTAGCGTGGTTTACAGGCAATTCCACGTTCGGAAATTACCTCCGTATTTCCTAAAAAAGACAATAGGAAACTAAGCCTCGTGTACTCCGCTTTTAAAAACGAATGTTTACATGAGGCTAATCGGAAAATTTCCGTTATTTAGTTGTCTTTTAAACTACGTGAATTCACGTATATTATAGTAAAAAATCACAACCGACCGTGTTTTGTTAAGAATTTTGCTAATTCATCTAAATATTCCTTAGCAAAATCAGATGGTTCTTCGCATATATGATTTAGGATTGATGATAAATTGTGATATGCAGTTTCTGCCTCATCCAATTGACCTTCTAAATACCCTTCTTCATACTTATTAATTTTCAATATAATCACCCTTTCGAATTTATAAAATGTAAGCGATGAACATATCGACAACGTACAGCGTACCGCCTACGCCAAACACTCCGTAATACCAAACACTCCGTAATACCAAACACGATCGGATAACGTTTCAAGCCCGAAGTAACCGTTTAGCTTTGCGAACATAGTACGTTGCCTCCTCTATCCTCGTTGTGGAGTAACTGGAACATGCTGATAGTCGTTTTGCTTATCGTTTGTTTCTTAATCGATGAGCCAGCTTTGAGTATGACGTGTGTAAATACGTAATAGTTAGCGTCTGTTTCCATATAAACGATTGTATGTAAGTATCCTCCGACGTTTAGATTACGCACCTTAAACATTAGTACCACGTTTTCTACTTCGATTGAATCTACGTTGTTAGTAATCTCATGTTGTAAATCTACGGGTAGTTCCTCGAAAGTTATGAATTGAATAGCGTTTAGTAACGATTTAAACTCATACATTCCGGTCATCACCTTTCACATTACGTATGTGTAATTCGTTATTTGTGATTTCATCTTACACTTGTGTAATTCGCAAGTCAATAGTTATTGACGAAATAATTACGAAACTGTAAGATGTAACTAAGGATGATTAGGACGGAGGTACTACTATGAAGGTGACGCCACGTTTGTCGGAGATTTTAGCTGAACGTAACTTACGTCAAAAAGATTTAGCAGAGATGGCCGGTACGACAGAGGCTACGATTAGTCGTTTCAGTCGTCAGTCACGTTATGAAATCGAAACATTGATTCGTATCAGCAATGCGTTAGAATTGAAAATCGAAGATTTATTCGTTGTGGAGGACGCTAAATAAGGCGTTCTTTTTTCATGGAGAAATTTACCGTTTGGTTTGGTATACTTATATTAGTATTAACAAACGGGAGTGAACTAAATGGGGAAGAACTGGTTGAACAGATTCGGATTAGTTATTATAGGAGCATCACTCGCACTTGCTACTGGATGTACTCCGCAAGATAAAGAAACGGCTGCGCAAGAACAAGCACAAAAAGAGGAGCAAAAGGCACAAAAGCAAGCCGAAAAAGAAGCGGAGAAACAACGCAAGCAACAAGAGAAGGAAGAAAAGGACGCGAAGGATAAGGCTGAAAAAGAACAAAAAGACCAAGAGAAAGTTAAGAAAGACGAAGAAAATAAAGATAAGAAGTTTAAGGAGAGTATCGAAAAGATCGTTAAAAAGTCCGCTGGTAGAAGTAACCTACAGTCAGTTGAAATAAATAAAAATTACGATTTGCCGGAACCTAATAATAAAGTCGTATTACTTAACTTAGAAAATGCAAACGATAAAGTTCTTACGTAGAATAACACTACGAATATACTAAAGAAGTTAGCTAAAGAAAAAGAGATTCAAAAAGTTATCTTTGTATGGAAAGCTGAATTGACGGATACATATGGAAATAAGAAAAACTGAACCAGTTATGAAGATGAATATCGATCGAGAGAACTTAGATAAGATTAACTTTGACAACTTCGATTATAAAAACATTCCTAATGTCGTAAAAGATTACTGGGAACACCCTGCATTTAACATCAAGTAAATAAAAAACTCGACCGCCTATTACGGGCGGTCTTTTTAATTCACGTCAATAATATCGATAAACTTAAACGTATTCTTGTGACGAAAAGCATCCGTGCAGATGACAACCTTTTCTAAAGGGTCGATGTCCACGACGGTATAGTAATTCGTACATACGTAGCCATCTTCGTAGTATGTAATAAGTATCTCCTCTTCGACTAGTAACGAAGTAAGTAATCGATTTTCAATCCGTTCCTGGACGTCTTGCGTCATGATAGGACGTGGCACTTTCGTACTTTCCTTGATGATAGATCGGATACCAGCGAACTGTTCCGGCATACTTGCAAAAGGCTGCCACTTGATCATGCCTCTTCCCTTCGGCATATTACTATTGCTCATGTCAGTCATGATTTATGTCCTCCTAGTAATGTGTTTCTATATCTTGCGGTTGCATTTTTCGTATAGGAAACGCCTCGTAATATACTATTTTTACCGAACCGAGTACGTATTTCGTCCATGGCTCGAGTTAACTTTACTTCCTTTTCACGCTGCACTACGTTATCAAATAACGAAATCTGCTCTTCCCCTTCGGTAACTAGATTCGTTAACGATATACTAACCGTTCGAATTGGCTCTCCTGTGTATAGCGTGTGTAAATAATATGTACAAACATTATAAATATCCATCGTTAGGTTAGTCGGTCGATTTAACGTATGTGATTTACGTATACCGCCTCCGTATCCTTTGCTATAACCAATCGAAAAATGTACCGTTCGAGCGAACTTATTTTGTCTTCTCAATCGATAACACACTTCCTCGGTATGCTCTAGCAAAATTATAGGAAATTCATCTATTGTATAATCACGTAATAGTATCTGGCTTTTAGCGATAGAAGTTTCCGTTGGTACATGCTTTTCCGATATACGGCTTAAATCTATGCCGTTACTATGTAAGTGGAGCTCCTCGCCGATCACTCCGAAACTTTGCTTCATATACTTCAACGGGTAATTCGCTAGGTCACCTATTGTGCGTATACCCTTCCGATTTAACTTCTCTTCCGTTTTATACGATATACCCCAAAATTTACTGAGCGGTCTAATGCTCCATAACTTCTCGGGTATATCGTCATACGTCCATTGTGTTATCCCGTCAACGTTCTTCTTCGCTTCGACGTCCATCGCTACTTTACTCATTAGTAAATTCGGACCAATACCGACAGTACATTCGATACGAGTCTTAGCGTAGATTTCACGCTTTAGCTTCAGCGCAAATTCGTACGGGCTACTCGCAAATAAGTGTAACGAAGCCGTCATATCCATAAAGAATTCGTCGATACTGTACTGGTGGAAGTCTTCGGGTGCTACGTATTGTAACGCTAGTTTCGTTATGTAATTCGAACACTTAATATATGTATGCATGATCGGATTAACGATGAGTATGTCCGGTCTTTTAGGCACTTCGTATAACCGAGCCATTTTCTTAACCCCTAACGATTTAAGTGGTGGAGTTGCCGCTAATACTATCGACCCACTTCGATTCACATCGCCTACTACGGCAAGCTTTGTATATCGTGGGTCTAATCCTCTTTTGATACAACTGACTGAAGCGTAAAAACTACGCAAATCGACACATAATATGATCCGTTTAGGCAAAAGAGAATAATCGTACAAGGTAATCACTTCCAATCTACAGAACGTTCGTTCTTATTATATACGAACTTACGTTCTTTTAAAAGTCTTTCTTAAGAAAATATTGGTTAAAATAAAAAAAGAACCGCCTCCTTTTACAGAGACGGTTTAAGTTTCGTTATATTAATTCACTTTCACATACGATTCACTAGCCGTAATGTGATACGTATTCCCTTTCGAATTATGCACCTTATACTGCGGTGAACCGTTTACGTCAACTTTGGCGTCGATAGTAAAGCCGAGTCCTACGTCTAACTTACCGGCTAAATACGACTTGTCCCACGTAGCTGTCGTATAGAAATTCAAGTCGTTTACTTTCGATACGACACGTTTACCTACTACGTTATTAATCTCGTTATTGATACCTTTATCATAACGAATATAAGACGAATCGTATTTCACCCATTGGTCACCACCTAAGTTTAACCATTTGCCGTTAGCTGCGTTTACTTCGCCCCATACTTGGTAAGCTTCCGGTTTATTTAATTTACGAATCTTAGAGTAGTCAGCGCTAGGGCCTTTTCGTAAGTTAACGTTTGTACCATCGATATATGCAATACCGTTAGTTGGAGTAACGCTAGGTACTTCAGGCGTAACTGGCTTAGTAGGTTCCGTTGGGTTCACCGGTTTAACTTCGACAGACACTTCGTTATTATCGTAAGCTTTCTTTACATCAGCACGTAACTGAGTGATAGATACGCCGTGAGAAGCTAAGTATGCACGAGGGTCTTCGTGATCAGTACCGCCTAGTTTTTTCGTAACATCTTCGTGAGTCCATAAACCTTGTTCGACCGATAGACCGTTATCCTTAAGAATCTTCGCTAGTAATTTAACGTAGCGCTCATACGAAGATTTAAACTTCGCTGGATTACTAGTTTCGGATAATTCTACGTGAACGAAGCGTTTGTTAGCCGCCGGACCCGCACCGTAAGCGATGTATTTCGTATCGGCGATTTGAATCGTTTCGTTCCAGTCCGTTGCGAAATGAACGAAAGCATTGTGCCAAGTACGAGCTTCATAGTTTCGGATATTAATAGCGGGTGCTTCCGGAGTGGCGGTCGAATGGGCTACGACCCCTTCGTATACACCGACTCCGTTACGATATGCTTGCTTAGGTAAGTCCGGGATGAGCATACGGTTAATCGATTCAGCAAAAGCTCCACCCATGAACGAAAAAAAGACTACCATTACGGTAGCCATCGAGATAAACAATTTAGTTAAGCGATTCATTTTACGTCCTCCTTCGTATTTAAAATCTGTTTGATTTCCGTTACATCTTTCGATAGCGAACCGAAGGCTTTCGCTTGCTCTTCGATTACCTCCTGGTTCTTCTCGATAACTAATTGGTATTTACCTTCGCGCTCTTTACTTTCCTTACGTGAATCGAAAAATAACCAAACAAAAAGGACTGCTAAGAGTCCTTGTGATAACGCTAATTTAAAAATTTCTTCCGGCATAAACATCGCTCATCTCCCTTTGCAGACAAAATAAAAAACAGCTTATGGCTGCTCTGTTTGCGTTGTATTTTCAGTTGTTGGTGGTTCTTGTGGTGGGTAGTTACCTGTTATTGTTTTATAGTCATCTGCACAAATATTCTTTTTCGCAAATCCCATGTCTAATTCATATAGACGTGCACCACGTTTACAGATTTCGCACCTTGTTGCAATCCGGAAACAAATTGTCCCATCAGACATTTCCCTCCACACTTCAACTTTATTACTTCCTTTTGATATACCAGCGTTATCTAGCATGTCGAATGGTATTTTTAATACTACTCCATCATCTGAACGCTCTAGATCGACTAGACGTCCTAGAAATGGAGTCCCTTCATTCGGCTGCACTGGCATACCTTGCAAATCTTTGTATTGTTCCATGAGTCCCATCCCCTCCTTACTTTCTATCCAAGAGCATTAAATTGCCAACCATTCGCGTTATTAACATAAAAACCAACGCCGCGATTACCATCCACAAACCGAATATGCCCCCAACCTTGAAATGCATTCCCACCAAGATTAACCCCTTGTACTGCTCGGATATTGTTATGGAATTTAGCATCTAACTTACCGCCAAAATCAAATGTTTGTCTATCTTGAGCAACCGATATAAAACCATGGTCGTTCCCGAATTCCAAACTATCGATTGGCATCATACCGGAGTATATTTCCGCACTTTGCGCTTGCCATTCATACATAGAAGGGTATTTTCCAGTAACAAGTTGAACACCAGAAGCACAAACGGCAGTTCCTTTTGAGATGTCACCATCCGCTGACTCTACTTTTATAACAATTGCGTGTTCTCCAGGTTTGTAATTAGTGGGCACTGTGAACGTAAACGCCCTTCGTTGAATGTCACCATAAAACGTGCTAGGTGCATCGAATGAGAGTTTTGATTCATACCAAATATCATAATGAACGTTATCTCTATACGTAACGTAGCAGACATGTAACTGTGGTCTAGCGGTCACCCTTTTACCATTAATCGTAGCGCATCGGAAATGTGTCGATAGGGTATAAACATTACCTGGATGTATACCATTCTTCACAGTTATCTCGGGATAATTAAACATGTCAACACGCGTCGCATTAACCATTCGTTCATAGTCAAAGTTGTACGTATTATTCTCTATAACAACATTGCCATTAGGTCTCCAAAATTTACCCATCTCAAATTGGCTATACGAAGTGTTACCAACCATTACTTTCTTTGGAGTACTAGAGAAATCGTGATCAATAACTAAGTTCCTTTTAGATAAAACCGTAGTTCTTAGCCCTCTTTCATCTTGATATAAGAAGTCGGCCATACTTACGTCTACGCCATCTTTATTAATTGTAATTTTACTATTTTTAATGGTAATCAAATCAGCGTTGATACCTTTGGCTGTAAGCCACGTGACAATTGTATCGGCGTTAATTTCTAGTTTCTTAGCATCAATTGTAATTTTCCCAGGAGACATATTGATGGCAGTAACAATACCATCCTTTAAAATCTGTGCGATAATTCCTTCATCTAACACTTGCAACTTAGAACCCGTTTCTTTTACATAAGCGGCGTAAGTCTCATTTATAAAGGTTTCTTGTTTCTTCGAGGTTAATTCGACCCCGTCTGCTGTAGCTTTTATTCCCCTCTCAAGGTCCGTTACTTTTTTATTGTAATTCTCAGTTACTACTCTATCGGCTATATCATCTAGTATCTTATCAACATCATTTTGATCT